GTCTGAAGGTGGAGGTGCTGCCGCAACACACGTCCGCCGTAGCAGCCAAGGGCAGTTACCAAACGTCGAGGCAGATCGTGAAGCTGTTCGAGGGTAAGACCAATCCGCAAACGGCCGCGCACGAGATCCTGCACCATGCCGAGCGCATGATGCCGGAAGCCGTGCAGCAGGGCATCCGGCGTGAGTGGCAACGTTCTCTCGACAAGGCGATCAGCGAGGCCGACGGCCCGCAGCGCGCCGCCCTGGAAGACGCGAAGCAGATGATGTCGGGCGACAAGGCCGAGGCATCGGCCGCGAAGGACCGCGTAATCCAGGCCTTCAGGGACAAGGTGCTCGATCCCAAGGAGCACTATGCCCTCACCGACCCGAGCGAGTTCTGGGCGGTCAACGCCGCACGCATCCTGCATGAGCGCTTCACCGGTCGTGGCTCTTGGCGTGCTCAGGCCGTGCAGTGGCTGAACGAGATGGTCGAGCACGTGAAGGGCATCGTCGGCGTGCGCTCTGATGCGCCAGTGCTGAAAGCGCTCGACACCGTGCTCAACCCCAAGACAAACAAGGGGCGTAAGCAATCCGCCGGCATGCTCAAGTCGACAGATGAGCGCGGACAATTTCTTGGCGCTTCACCGTAGATTCCCCACACCCGACCGTCGAGGCCGTACAGATGAGAGATCAGGAGCGTGACATGCACACCCGTAGCGACGACCCGCCGATCAAGGTGACGCGTGAGATCCCTCTGCCGTGGCTCATCGCGATCGTGATGGGCCTCATCGTTCAAGCGGTGACGATCTGGAACTCAGTGAACGCGCTCACCGTCGAGGTGAAAGAACTGCGCGTCACCACGGCGACAGGTTCGCTCAAGACCGTCGAGCACGAAGTGCAGCTCGCGGATGTGCTACGCCGCTTGGCGGCTGTCGAGACGAGGTGCAAGTGATGGATGAGTTCAAAGCCGAATTGCGCAAACTGCACAAGTACGCAAGTACGTGGGTGACGTTCCTGTGGACATCCTGCTACATGTACTGGATGCAACTTTCTCACGATACCCAGCAGCAGATACTTTCAAGTTACGGTTTGTTGCGCTATGCTCCCGCAGTAGCATTTGCTACGTTCCTGATTGCCCGTGCGATGCCGCAGGCGCAGAAGGACACACCTAAGGAGTAGTTTTTCATGAGCTCAGACCTCTACGTCACTCGGCTGTACTGGGACGGACGTAGAGGGATCGCCAAGACGGCGGACGCTGAAGTGAAGCTAAGTGAGCCGCCGCTGCTCAACATCCCTGCGCGTTTCGACGAGATCGACTACGCACCCGAAGTGGAAGTAGCCCAACTGCGAGATCGCTTCGGGAAGTGGCGCGACATGCACCACGAGGAGATCGAAGCGGCAAAGCGTTTTCTTGAAGGACTCTGATCGTGCTCACACTCCTGTCAATGCTCGGCGGCGGCATCTTCCGCCTCGTCCCGTTCATCGTCGACTTCTTCAAACAGAAGCAAGACGCCGACCACGAGTACCGCATGTCGCAGTTGCAGCTGCAGATCGACCAAGCTCGAGCGACGCAAGCGATCGACTTGGCGCACGCGCAGGCCGATATTGCAACGAATGCCGGCGAACTCGCGGCCTGGACCGAAGCGCTGAAAGCGCAAGGTGCGCCGAGCGGCGTAGCGTGGGTCGATGCCGTGTCGGCCACGGTGCGGCCGTTCTTGACGTACTGGTGGTGCGTGGGCCTGTACGGCAGCGCAAAGCTCATCCAGGTGGTTGTGGCCTTCCAGTCGCATGCGGCGCTCGCGCAGTTCGTGCCGATCCTCGTGACGGAGTTCGATCAGCAGGTCATTGCTTCGATCCTCGCGTTCTGGTTCGTCGATAGGGCCTTGCGCAAGATGGGCGGCAAGTGATCTCGACCCCGCCCGGCCTCATCACGCTGATCCAGCGCTTCGAGGGCCTGCGCCTGCGGGCCTACTGGTGCCCGGCCGGGATCCTAACGTGCGGGTGGGGGTCAACGGGACCGGACATCGGCCCGGCGACGGTGTGGACGCGCGAGGAGGCTGACCGGCGCATGCTGCTCGACGCGCAGCGCTTCACGTTGTCGGCGCAGCGGCTGTGTCCGCGCGCCGAGGGCACGCAACTCGCGGCTCTGGCGGATTTCGCCTACAACCTCGGCACGACGCGCCTCGCGAGTTCCACGTTGCGGCGCAAGTTCAACCGAGGCGACATCGAGGGTGCTCGTGCCGAGTTCGGTCGCTGGGTGTACGCAGGCGGCAAGAAACTGCCGGGCCTGGTGCTGCGACGCGCCGCCGAGGCGGCGCTGCTGTAGCCTACTTCTTGCCCTTCTTGGGCTTCTTGTCGCTCTTGACGCCGGCTTTCTTGTCGAGCGCCGTGTCCTTCTTCGAGCCTTCCTTGACGCCGGCCTTCTTGTCGCGGGCCATGTCCATCTTCTCGGTCATCTTCTTCATTTCTTGAATCCTTTCAGGGTTTCAGCGAGCCGGGCACGTTTGCCTTCCTTGCCGGGTTTCTTGGCCGCAGCCGCGAGCTTCGCAGCCGGGATCTTCTTGCCTTGCGGCACGCCGAGTTCCTTGTGCAGCGCACCCGGCTTCTTGATGGCGCCGGCGATCCAATTCTTGGCCATGATGCGGGCCTCCTGAAAGACAAGGTGCGCTATTGTGCGGCAAACTCCTGCTGCCGCACAACCGTCACAGGTTGCTCAACATCTTGGCGAACGCCATCTGCCACATGTCGTCGTGCTCGGCGCGGGCCCAGCCATCGATCCACGGGCCGCCGAGCGTGAAGTGGGCGATGCCCAGGTTCTCGGGCCGGGGTTGCGCGTTCACAAGCCAGTTCCACGCCGGGTCGAGTTCGCCGATCTCGTCGTCATGCAGCCAGTAGAGGGCGTGCAAGTCGCGCCCCGGGCGCGCGTTGATGTCGTGGATGGTCAGGCGCCTGTTGGCCTTGTGGTCGCAGTTGAACAGCATCACGCTCGACCAGTTCTTGCGCGCGTAGACGCTCTGCTCTTGGTTGACCATCTTCCGTTGGCGATCGACGACTTGCTGGTGCTGCACCACGCTGAGGGCCTTCTTCGCTGTCGCCTCGATCAGCATCTCGCGCGGGTCGCGGTAGAAGATGACGTCGCAGTCGACGAACAACGCCATGCCGCCTTGGCAGAGGATCGGCGTGAGGAAACGCGAGATCGCGAAGCGCGTGCTCTTCTTCGCGTTGCTCACGAGATCATAGTCCTGGCCCCCGCGGTGGTCAGCCAAGCGCCAGAGCAATCCGTGTGCGGTGAGCTTGCTCGCGCACAGCAGTTCAGGCTCGATCTGCCCGTGCGTCACGTCGCGCAAGGACTCGACCGCCACGCGGGCGGCCTCATGCTCGCGCTCGTCATAGCCGATGTAGACTTTCATGCCGGCACGAGAATGTAGTCGCCTGAGATTTCCTCAACGACCTTGTACCCGAGCCGCTGAAGAAACGAGACAGCCCCTTGCGGCTTGAGCCCGAAGCGCGAAGCCATGTCGCGTTTCTGCTCCACGATGATCGTCGGCTTGCAGCGCTCGATCGTCTTCAGGCCGCCGATGAGCACGTTCTCTTCGTAGCCTTCGCAATCGATCTTCAGCAAGTCGACGTTTTCGAGGTTGAACGAGTCAAGCCGACGCATCGGCACGTCGCCGCCGGCGCGCACCTGGCTGTCGCCGCTGCTGCCCTTGGTGGTCTCGATGCGGCAGGTGCCCTCGACGGCGCCGAGCGCGTAGGCATGCAGATCGACGTTCTTGAAGTCGGCGAGATTGCGGATGAAGCACTCGCGATGCTCGAGCACCGGCTCGAAAGCAACGACCTTCTCGAAGCGGTGCGCGAGATTGAAGCTCCACAGGCCGATATGTGCGCCGACATCGACTGCCGTGCCGTTGGTATGGCAGTGCGCGAGAGTGGCAACCTGCTTGCGGCCTTGGTAAGTGTCACGACCGTTGAGCGGCAACTTGTTCTTGGGCGTGCTCATCCATTCGAGCATGTGGGATTCGTGGCTAGGCCACCACCAGCCGAGGGCTTGTTTCATCACGCTTCTCCTTCAAGTTTGTCCGCAAGTTCACGAAGCGCAGCCGCAGCCTTGCGAGCCGCTTTCTTCTCGGGCGTGATTGGATCGGGTTCAATAGCCACCCGAATGCCTGAGCACAAACCGAGCAACGAGGCATGCGTTCTGGGTTCTGGTACGTTGCACTCACGTGCAAGTTCTTTCGCCATTGAGAGCGGTACCGTTACCTCAATGATCGTCACGCGGCGCGCGTCTGCGTTTGCTTGGATGTCGATAAGGGTGCCGAGAGCCGAAGTCATTTCAGGATCTCCTTGAGTTCGTTCAAAACCGCTGCCGGGGTGATTGTCGTCATTGCTGCGCGGCAATGGTCGCAGTTCGTTCGCATGCCGCAACCCAGTCCTTCACCCGCAAACAAGTTGCGGTGCGACGGGTAACCGGTGACGGCCGGTGAGATGAAACCGCCGAAGATGACGACGGCTGGCGTGCCGACGGCGGCTGCTGCGTGGTGCAAGCCGCCTTCCGTGCCCACGAACGCACGACACACCGACAGCACGGCGCAGGCCTTGCGGAAGGTGTCGGTTTCGACGAACTGGGCGTGCAACAGTTTGCGTGTGCCGGGCGGGCCGCACTGCACGAGCTTGGCGATGCGCCCGAGGTAGATCGCGCTGTCGAGTTGCCCCCAGAAGATCGGGCCCCACGCCTTGTTGTTATGGCCCTGGGCCTTCACGTGCGGCTCGACCATCACCATGCCGCGGTAGGGCTCGGCGAAGGCGAGCTCGGCGGGGGTGAAGAACATCTCGGCGGGCTTGGGCTGGTACTTGCGCCATGTCCAGCGGGTTTCGGTCTTCGCTGCGATGTACGGCCGCACACCGGGGCCGTTCACGATGCGCGCGAAGTTCGGCAGCCCCCGCAAGTTCTTGACGAGGTACGGCACGCCGTCGAACACCTCAGACCAGATCGGGCGCCCGTCGCGGCCGACGATGAGGACCGGGGCCTTCGTCTTGTGGTGCAGCGCGCGGGCTTCGCCGCTCGCCATGATGGCGTCGCCGATGCCCACTTACGGTGTCTCGACGAGGGTGAAGTTGAGGCCCCTGTTGAGGTGAGGTTCGCCGAACGTGTCGAGCCACCACTGATAGGGTTTGACCGTCACGTGCAGGTTCTCGTCGGTGCCCGGGAACGTCTTCTTGGCCGGGCGACAGCACACGCTGGCCCACACGGTGTGACGGGCGTAGGAGAACAGGCGTGCGATGAACTCGTCGACCTCGGCCTCAGGGATGTGCTCGAGCACATCGCTGCACAGCACGGCATCGAACTGCTTGCCGATTGGTGGCAGTTGCGCGTAGCGTTTGAAGGCCGGGTCGTAGAGCGTGACGTTCTTGCGTTTGATGCCCCACTCGCTGTGAACCGTGTGCGGGCTTGCGTAGGCATCGCCTCGGCCGCAGCCGAAGTCGAGCAGCGTCACGCACCCGTGGCGCTTCAGGATCTTGCCAATTTGCTTCTTGTGCTGCAGCACACTCAGGCCGTGGAAGTTGCCCTCGTCGGCGGCCATCTCGCGGTAGCGGCCGGTCAGCGTGTCCACACGCCCACCCATTCGCCGAAGTGCCCGCCGTAGCTCGACTCGCGCAGCTTGAAGCCCGCACGTTCCATCGTCTTCCCGATGTAATGCGGTTCGTTCTTCGAGCGCTCGTCAACGATGGTGGGCGCGTGCTCCGGCGGCAGTCGCAGCACCACGGCTTCGCGTGCGGCCTCCGCGAACGCAGCGCAGGCCGCAGTCGGGTTGCGCAGCTTGTGCAACAACGCCAGCGCGATCACGATGTCGTAGCTGCGTTTCGGGCGCCACGTGTTGGCGTCGGCGACTTCGAAGGTGACCGGCAGGTCGCCGCGCACACGGTTCGCGACTTCGACGTGCTGCGGCACGATCTCCACTCCGTGGACCGCTACGGCGCCTAGCTTGGCCATCTCGATGCTGATGAGGCCTTCGGCGCACCCGATGTCGAGCACCGACTTGCCGGCGCAGTTGTCGCACAGCCAGTTGAGCCCCTTCATCTGGTCACCGATCGTTCGGTCCCCCGGGCGCCCCGGGGTCCAGAACCAACCCTTCACTTTCTGTTGAGCCATTGCCAAGCCTTTCCTTCTCTGATTTCGTCGAGAGTCCACTGATTGTCGGCGAGCACACCGAAGGCACGAAGCCTATCGTCGCCCTCTGCGCTGAGCGCGGCGCGGTAGGCCAAGCCGTGAACTGCGGAGTGCTTGGAGACGATCGGGCAGACACCGTGCAGGAGTGCTTCGACTGCTGCGGCCGACGAATGCGTGACGAGCCCCCACGCGCCTTCGAGATCGTCTTGCAACGTGCCGCTGGCCCGTGTCTTGTCACGGTCCCATGCGCGGATGCGCAGCGGTCGCGCAGTGCCGAGCGCGTAGTAGTAGCGCAGCCAGTCGTGCTTCACGCCGATGATGTCGCGCATGAAGGCCTCGGACTGCGGGCACACAACCCAATGCGCGCCCGGACCTACATCCTGCCACTCACGCGGCACAAGGCCTAAGGCTGCGAAGCGCTTGCCGTCGGTCTGTTGATCGCCAACGCGCATCTGCACTGCGTTCTTCGCGATGCGGAATTGTTGCCCGCGTACCGCATCGAAGAAGGAGTTGTCGATGTAGTAGAAGGGCAGCCCTGCGGCCTGCACCTTGCGCCAAGCATCGAGGTTCGTGTGGTTCACGCCGTAGAAAACCGCGCCGACGGCGCGCTTGTCCGGGCAGCCGTCGAGGAAGGCCCAGCAGATGTCGGCTGACTTCTGCTTGCCGGCGACGGGGTGTGCGGTCAGGCCCATTTCGCAGGCCCCCAGTCGAGTGCGCGCATGCGTGCGAAGGGCTCGCCGTTTTCGACCTCGGCGACCTTCCACTGCCCGTGCGACATGCGATGTAGGGCGAGTTCGCGAGACGAGTCTGAGCACACCCAGTATGGCGCAGCGTGCCGCACCGGCACGCCTTCAACCAATGCCTGCACACCGGCAGCACTCGACCAGATGACGCACTCCTTGCACCCCTTCAGGTCGCGGAACAGCGGCACTTTCGGCACGAAGTTGCCGGGGTGGGGGCGGAAGCGCACGTTCTTCTCACCGCGCGCTTTCAGCTTGGCGACCGTCTTTTCACCCCACTGCGGTGGGCTTGCCATGAGTTTTGAGCCGACCATGCGTTGGCCGCAGACGAGAATGTGCCCTTCGGCATTGCTTTGCCGGGGCTTGATCTCGAACCCGAGCCGCGAGAACCGGTCTTCGTCGCCCACAGGGAACCAGCCGCTGCCGTTGTGGCCGTGCGTGCTGATCGCATACATCGACTTGTCGATGCGTTGCAGGTAGGCGTTCTCGGTCACGATGACAGTGCCGCCGCGGCGCTCCCAATCGTCGGCCTGCTCCTCGGACTGACCGGCCTTCTTGTTCCACATCACGAGCAGGTCGTCGCGACTTGACGGGCGCCGGTTGCGCATCTCCGAGTCCACGATGTAGCCGAGCCGCTTCAGGCCTTTCTCGAAGGCCTCACGCCGGTAGGCCGGCTCCTTGCGCAGTTGGATGATGGCGAGGCTCACAGTTCGCTCTCCAAAGTCGAGCGCGGGAACACGTCGAGCGCCGAACCTGGGGTGCAGTTGATGACCTCGCAGCCTTCGGCTTTCAGATCAGCCGCGAGCTTCGTGAACTTGTGAAGCCACTCCTCAAACTGGTGCTTCTGCACGCACGGGCTCGGGTGGTCGGGGTGCCAGTGCTTCTCGCCGTTCGGCCCCTCGCGCATGTCGAAGCCGATGAGTAGGATGCGCCGGCAGCCGAAGAGGTACGCGAGGTTGATGGCCGCATAGCCCGAGTTGCCGCCCGTGCAAAGCTCGCGCTTGCCGAGGCCGTCGCGGGCGATGTTGCGCATGTACTTCAACTGCCAGCGTTCGGCCGCTGCGCTGTCGCACGTCCAGCACTTGTGCATGAGCGCGGCTTTGCGCAGCTCGTCCGCATAGCTGCGCCAAAACATGAAGTCGATGCCGAAGATCACATCGGCCCAGGGCGCAAGCCGGAACGTGGCGTTCGTGACGATCAGCGGGTGGGTGTATCGCGCGACCTGCAACTGCTCATGCGTGAGGCTCGGCCCGCTGGCCGCGATGACGCAAGTTTGACCGGACCAGTCGAGAGGCTTGGCGCTGTTCATTTGGTAGCGAGTGTATCAGGTGCTACACTTTTGGCGGCAGGGTTTTCTCTCGTTTCTCGATCTCGCGTTCGATGTACCACCGCGCTTTCTTCAAGTCTTCGAGCACATCGTGCTTCAGGTCCGCGCGCCAGATGTACTTGACAGCGTTGCCGAGGTTGAAGCCCATGTGCTCCGTGATCGTGATGCACTCCACGCCGCTCGGGTGTGCGGTGTAGTGCTTGGGGTGGTTCACAGGGTCGGGCAGGGCTTGCTGGGCAAGATCGTCTCGGTAGGACCGCGAGCAGGGTGTGTGTTGCGCGCGTGCGATGAGTCGGTCGATCAGGCCCACAGGGCTTCTCCTTTGTACGAAAGCGTGTCCATGGTGGCGTCCTGCGTCGCGCGCTTGAGCACGATGCGCTCGTCCACTGTCTCGTCAACCGTGCCGCGAGCGAGGATCAGGTACACCATTACTTCGCGGTCAAGCCCGGCCTGCATCTGACGCATCGGTCCGATGCGCTCGATCAGTTGATCGTGTGTTTCCATGTCCCACCAGATCGCGAAGAAGACGATGATGTGGCACACGTTCTGGAAGCCGTCCACGCCGTGACCGATCGACTGGGCATGCACGAAGGCGACGTCGATCAAACCCGCCTTGAAGTCATCCTCGTCCTTCTTGGTGTTGATGTGACGGCCGTTCGGGAACCGTTTCTTGAGCCGCATCAAGTCGGGCTTGAAGTGGTAGGCAACCATTACCGGCTCGCCTTGCGCCTCCTCGACGATCGACTCGAGCGCTTGCAGCTTCTCGTCGTGGGCTTCGACCCAGTGCGAGATGTCGCGCTCGATTTGCTCATCGCTGCCGGTGTAGACGGCGCCGTTGGCAAGCTGCAAGCACTTGATGACTTTGCCCGAGCTCGCGAAGGCCTCGATGTCATACCCCTTCAGGTGCATGAACATCTCGCGTTCCATGTTCCGGTAAAGAGCCTTCACCGCAGGCGGCAGGTCCACGTACACGCGCACGACAATCGGGTCTTTGATCGGGAACCAATCCTTCGGGTTGAGCGCGAGCGCTACGTCCTTAATGGCGTCGGTGATCTCCTTCTGGGCGTGCGGGAAGGCGATGCGCTTGATGCGCGTTTTATGCGCATGCACGGCGTCGCGCGCCCGCTGGTAGCCGAACCAGCGCGACTCGAAGGCATCGTAGGTGCGGCCCAGGCGCATGCCGCGGTCGATGAACCACATGGGGCCCCACGTGTCGGCGAGACCGTTGGGCACGAAAGTGCCGGTGAGGTTGAGCCAGCGACGCATCTTGTCGTGCGCGATCTTGGACAGGGCTTGCGCACGCTTGCCGCCTTGCAACAGCCGAAACGACTTGATCTTAGTCGCCTCATCGGCGATGCCCATGTCGAACGGCCAGTGGTCGACGCCGACCGTATCGACCAGCCAAGGCAAGACATCGTAATTGCTCGTGTAGATGTCGGCCTTGTCGTTGCGCAGCGCCGCCTTGCGCTGGTCGAGTGTGCCGACGATGGGCTGCACCTTCAGGTGCGCGAACTGCTCCCACTTCGCAGCTTCTTCCGGCCATGTGCTGCGCGCCACGCGCAGCGGCGCGAAGACGATCGGCCGCTTCACCTCGTCGGCGAGCAGCAGCGTGTCGCACACCGACATGACAGCCGATGTCTTGCCCATGCCCATGCGAGCGAGCAATGCGCAGCGTTTGTTCGCGAGACCGAATCCGATCATCGGGTCTTGCCACGGGCGGGGGGTGAAAGGCCTCACGGCGGCGGCGGCAACCAGCTATCCAGTTGCCCAAGCGTCGAGATCACGAGCACGATGCAGCCGGCTTCGCGCATGCGCTTGTGCTCCCGCAACTGCCCCGCGTTCGGCTTGCCGCCTGGCGCCTTAGTCTCGATGAAAGGGTGCCCCTCACTCAAGTCCCTCCCCCCGGGGAACAAGCAAAGCACATCCGGCGCATGCGCGCGCCCGAGCCACGACACGGCACGGATCTCGCCGCCGTAAGCTTCGACGCGCTTCTTTAGCGCTTTGCGGATATCACGCTCGGCCACGCGTTGGTCTCCTCGGGTTCACTGCCTGGCTGCGCGCCGTGTTCACAGCGCGCGTCTCGAGCAGCCAATGGTCGGGGTTGATACACAGCGTGTTGCCGCACAGGTGGTCGATGGTCTGCGTCTCGGGGCACAGCGGCTCGTCGCGGAACTGTTGCTCCATCTCGCGGTGTGGTTGCACCGTCTTGTGCTTGCCGTCGCGATAGACGTTCATGCGGCCGTAGGGCCAGGGCTTGCCGTCCGTGCGACCGGTCCACTGCCAACAGCCGTTCTCGTTTTGCCCGTCGACCAGGCGCGAGTTCGCGAGCAGTCTCTGGTACAGGCTGTCGTAGCGGACGGTTCTCATCGGCTCAGCGTGTAGGTCAGGCTGCAGGTCACGGCACCAACTTGGCTGTTGGTTTGGTTGCAACCCCCTTTCGCAACGCCAACGTGAAAGGGTCGGTCGACGCCGTACCCCCGCTGTCGCAAACGAAAGCGGCAGGGCCGCCGGTGCAGCCCTTGAGCGTGTTGACGGTCAGGACCATGCTGTACTGCCCGGGCGACGTGAGGCTTGTGAGATCGCACGTCGGGGTGACTGAACCGTCCGCAGCAACCGGCAGCGTGCAGGCGAGCGTCACAGGCACCGGCGCGGGGCCCGTGCCCGTGATGGCCGTGGCAGCGACACTCGCAGACACCGGCTGCGCATCGCCAGCGGCATACGCAGTGCTCGTGAGGGTCGGGCCCGCGACTGCGGCTGCGGTTGTGAGCAGCCAGGCAAGGGTCGCGAGCGATAGAACTTTCAACATGTTGAATCTCCTGAGGTTTGGTAGAGGGGTTACTCAATCGTCGGTGGGCGGCGTCACCAACGTGCGAAACACGCTCACGTTGTACTTGCCGGCGCCGGTGAACAGCCCTGTACCGGCCCCGGTTCCGACTACGGTGAGCACGTGCTCGCCAGCGTCGAGGTCCAGCGTCCAGTAGGCGTTCGGGCCAAACGGGACCGCAACCCCGTCCACGGCGACGTAGCTGAGCGTCACCTTGAACGAGCCCGGCGACCGGCAATACCGCGTGGCGCACGCGACCGTCTGGTTCAGCGGATACACGAGGCCGCGGAAAGCACCGGGTTTGGCGACAGTGAAATGCACGTCGTCGCTGAAGGCGCCGTTCACGACGAACGTCTCCGTCGTGTTGGTGGAGTAGTACCGGTCTTCAGCGCTCGCGTCGAAAACGCAAACGGCGAGGCACAGCGCGCAGATCAGGTAGAACAGGTTCTTCATGTCGTTTCCTTGGGTTTGAACAACTTCGCAGTAGGCCCGCACGCTGCGTTGATCTCACGGGCGTCAATGCAGTAGGCAGGCGCGTCTCGGACTCCGGGGCAGCCGTTTCTAGCTTGCACTGCGTTGCAGCGCATGCCTGGCGTTATGTCAGCTTTCGTTTCGCAACGCCCGTCGGGGGCGCCGGGCACCGTTGTGCATAGGTTGGAGCAAGCCTCGCACTTCTTGCGCTGTTTGCTCCACAGCACAGTGCGCCAATGAGGATTGAGAAATGTCTGGTCGAGAACGGCGCTCACTCGGGCACCTTCTCGAAGCCGCTGTCGTCGAGGTAGCTTTCGCAGGCGTGGCGCCGGTTGCGGGCGTTGAACAGTCGCGGGGACTCGTGCAGCCCGTCGGCAGAAACGACCTTCTGCCAGTGCAGGAACCGCTCGCCGCAGCGGCGGCACGTGATGCCCTCCTCGTCACTGCGTTCATCGCGTTCGGCGTCATCTTCGCCGTCATTTAGTAGGTACAACACGGTCCCTCCTGTTCGTTTTCCTGATGTCCTGGCGCAGCGCTGACAGCAACTCGACGATGCGAAAGAGTTGGTCGCGCAAGTCCATGAGCAAAGCCGTCTGCACCACGCGGTCATCGTGCTTCGCAGCTTCACTGCCTAAGCGCGTCGGCGTACCTGCCGGCAGTTCCCACTCGACGTTTTTATGTCTCACCGGGGTCAGCCCTTCTCGTATCGCTTGGTTTCGAACCCTGCCGCGGCTAGCGGCAGCCCTGCATTCCACCCGAGATCGGAGCACATGATGCGGCCCAGTTCTTCCGCGGTGAATTGGGGTTCATCCGGGGTCTCGCAAATGAGTTCGTCGTGAACGTGCAAAACGATCGGGTAGCCGGCTGCCTCAGCCAACGGCATGCACTCGGCAAGCTGGTCGCAGGCGAGGGCTTGCACAAGGTTCTCGAACAGCTTGCCGCCATAGGTGTGAACCCGCCCCCACTGGCGCGTGTAGGTGTTCTGCCCGGTGTAGGTAATCGAGCCGTCCTTCTCGATCTGGGGGTTCGGGTAGCACAGCGCGCGGCCGCTGGGCAGCCCGATACGCAACCATGCGCCATCGCGGCGGATCTTCACCTTGCGGCACGGGAAGGTCTCGCCCGGGGCGTCGATCGCCTCGCACGCGGTGTCTTCGAGCTCCTTCCAGTAGCTGCTGATCTGCGGATGCGCGCGGCGCCACAGGCGCTTGATGGCGTCGCAGGCTTGGAAGACTTGCTCAGCGAGACCGAAGCGCGCTTTGATCTTTGCGGCGGGTAGACGCTCTTCGGCAGCAAGGTGCTGCGGGCTGTCGTCACCGTACTTTACCCGGGCCTTCTCGACTTTCGCTTCCTCGATGTCGTACAGCCACTGCAAGAATCCCTCGGCCTCCTCGATCGCCCAGGCCGGCAAGGTGTCCCACACTTGCGCGGTCATCTTGTCGAGATCGATGCCGTAGGTCGCAGCTCCGGTGATCCACGCGCCGACACCGCCGCCGTACTGAAACATCAGTTCCTCGACCTTGCCAATTTGGCGCTCGGGGCCCTTCTTCGGCACCGTCTCGGGTGCGACGCCGAACGACTTCGCGTAGGCGACGATGTAGAGATCGTGACCGATGCCGTTGTCGAAGTCGCGGAAGGCTTGCAGCTTCCACTCTTCCCCGGCGGCCCACGCCGCGCCGCGCCCTTCGATATTGGACAGGTCGGCGATGACCAGCTTTTTGCCCGGTCCGGCGACGATGGCGCCGCGCACGGTGTTGCCGATCGCTTCCATGACGTCGGGGAAGATGAGATCGGCGCAATCGGTCTTCAGCGCTTCGATCGCCAGTTCAATCTGCGCGTGCGACAGCGTAGGCCGCATGAGGTTGCCCGGCTGAAATCTGCGATGCGCCCAGCGGCCCGTGCGGCCGGCACCTCGGAACTGCGCGCAGCCGCGCAACCGGTGGTCGTGGCTCACGCTCTTGAGCAGCGCCTTGAATTTCGCTGCGGTGTTGCGCGAGGCCTGCAAGCGGATGCGGATCAGATCCTTCACGCCTTCAGGCAAGTCCGGGTCTTCCAGGCGCCGCTCGAGCGTGTCGGACTGCATGTCGGGCAGCGTGACGCCGTACTCGGCGAGGATGTGCTTGAGTAGTTCGTCGCGCTGGGTGGCCGCTTGCACGGCATCGTTGGTGGCTTCGCGCGTTTGCCGGGCGAGCTCGGCCTTTTCCTTGTCGCTCGCGCGCACGGCGGCTTGTGCCAGATCGACATCGACCGCGAACCCGCGCCCGTTGATCTTCCAGTCGAGCAAGCACAGATCGACTTGCTTGCCCTTGTAGTTCCACTCCGGCATGCGTCGGCGTGCGGAGCGCATGGTCACGATGTCTTGGCCTGCGTACTCGATGAAGTGCTGCCACTCCTTCGGGTGCGACTGCTTGGTGTTGTACGTGCCGTCCTCTTTCGGGATGCAGAACAACCGCACCCACTTGCGGCCTTCGGAGAGTTTGCGCTCGCCTTGATCGACGTCGAGGATGCTGCCCAGCTTGTCGAGCGAACCGGGCAGTGCGTGCGCGAAGGCCTGCACCATCGTGTCGCGACGGCGCGAGTGCGTGATGAGCCCGGAGAGGATCGGCAGCGCGCGGTCGATCACCGGGAAGTCGAACTGACCGCCGTTGTGCGCCCACACGAGATTGCCGGAGTCTCGGATGCCCTGCTCAAGATCGACCGGGGGCTGCCCCTTGCGCAGCGGCGCGCTGGTCCACACGCCACTCAAGTCCTCCTGCCAGTGCAAGCGGTCGTTGAGCAAGTCCCACACCTTGACGGCATCGCCCTCGAGCGCGTAGGCCCATAGCGTGACCTCCGCGCGCTCGGCGTAGCGGTAGCTGCCGTCCTTGATCGGCACGGGACTGCGGGTCTCAAGGTCGATGTAGAAGTCGCGCATTTTGGTGAGAGGGTGACAGGAATCGAACCTGCGACTAACCACCCGTATGACCCCGGGCAGTTCCCGCTAACCATCTGCGGGCACACCCCCTCACCAAAACGCGCGGGGCCGAAGCCCCGTGGCGTATCAGCTCAGATCCTCGGCATCCGCGCCTTCGGTGATCTCGCCGAAGTCGTCGGCGACCGGTGCAGCACCGCCGCCGAAGGCGTCGCCGTCGCGCACGCGCTGGATGCCCAGCAACGTAGCGCGCAGGCCCTTGCCGTTCTTGTTGTCCTGGCACCAGAACTCGACCTGGATGTTCACGAAGCAGCCGGCGTAGATGCGCCCGGCCTTGCCGTCATAGAGCTCGTTGTCGGGCATGTAGATGGGCGACTTGTCGGTATCCATCACCAGCGGGCGACCGGCGTTCTTGTAGCGGTGCGCGGTCAGGGCGTAGTGGCCTTGGTAGCCGTCGTAATCCTTGCGCTTGCCGTCGATCCAGCACGTGCCCTTCGGGTCCGTGAGGCAGTTGTCGTAGGCCGACTGCCACTTCTTCTCCCACTTCTCCTTGGCGGCCGCTTGCAGCGCCTCCTCGACCGCCTTCTTGGTTGGTGAGTCGTACGGCACGAGCGCCGTGACGGACCAGCGGAATTGCTTGTTGCCTTGGTAGTCCTCGGGCTCACCGAGGACCGGGAACGAGCAGCGAACACCGCTCAACATCAGTTTCAAGCCCATGGGAAATCTCCTTTGTCGGGCGGTTGGAAATCAGGACTTCTGCGCAGCGAGACGGCTGCGAAGCTCGTAGCCCATCAGCGGCCAGCAATTGTTCACTGCGTTGGCGCGGGCGATCTTGCGGCCCATTTCGGCGTCGAAGTTCTCAGGGCTGGCGCAGGCCGACTCGCCGGTGACGGTGAAGCCATTGCGCAGCACCAGCACGCAGAAGGTGAGCAGAGCGAGTGCATCCGGGTTGCCTTGGGTCACACCCCTGTCTTGCGCTCCTGCCCACCCATCCATCGCGGTGAAGTACACCTCATCGGCGATGTTCGCCTCGATGTCGGCCGGCGTGATGCGCGGTGCGGTCAGGCCCTTGGCCTGGATTTCGGTTTCGATCTCGTGCTCGGTACTCATGCTGACAAGTCCTCGTCTTGAACGGTTGCGAAATCCGAAGCGTCCGGCTTCGGTACGGTATACGGCTTCTTGATCTGCGACAGCGGCTTGACCGAGGGCTTCGGGTCGTTCTGCACGATCAAGGCCTGCATCTCCTTCCAGCGCCGCGGGCCGATGACGGCAGGCACTTCGATGGGCTTGCCTGCGGCATCGGTGCCTGGCGTCGGTTTGGTCATCTTCTCGAACTGCGTGGGCGACTTGAGCGACAGGTTGAAGGCGTTCTCGACCGTGAGCCGAAACTTCTTGCGCACCAGTTCCTCGGCCGCCATCTCGTCACTGAAACGGCGCGCTCCTTTGCGCCCGAGCTCCAGGCCGAAGCCCTCGACCGTATCGCCACCGATCAGGCGGCGCTCGACCTCGGCGCGCACGGCCTTGATCCAGTCCTCTATCAGAGGGGCGGCGGCCATAGCTTGTGCCAATCGGTCGCTCGGCGGCGGCTGCACGAACACCTGTTGCACTGGGTCGGCGATGACGTGGAAGTCCGCCCCGACCGTCTCCTGCACCTTGCGCGCAACGCTCGGGCACGTCGCCATCGCACGGCAGAAGGCGCATTCCTGATCGTTCGGGTTCGGGTTCAGGTAGGCGGCCTCCCATTTCTCGCTCGGCACCAGGCCGTAATCGCGCTCGGCGTTGAGCACGGAACACGCCCGCGAGCGCACCGTGTCAGCGAACTTGAGCAGGTATTCGACACTGCACGCCCACTCGGTCGTGCCGGCAGCACGCGGCTGGTGGATGAACAGGCGGATGCCGTCGATGTCGTGCGCGAGGCTCAGTTCGTTGTACAGGGCCAGCGCGTAGATGAGCAACTGCGTGTTCTTCTCGACCTCGACGGGGGTGTGCCCAAACTTGTAGTCGTGAACCTGCAGTTCGCGATCTCTGGTGAGGATGCCGACATCGAGCGTGCCGAACTGCCCCGGCAGCTGCACGACATCAGAGAAGTCCACCCGGTGCTCGATGAGGTACAGCGTGCAGCCGATGGTGAGCGAGCGCACCGTGTCGACGACGCCTTGCACCTCGTCTGCCGCATCGTCGGTGAAGCGCACATAGCGCGGCTCTTCGCCATCCGCATGCACGGGGACGAGCTCGCCCACCCACTTGCTCGCCCGGAAGTGTTCGGTCATGCACCGGCGCGCGATCTCGTGCTTTGCCGTGCCGTCGTCGCTGTACTTGTTCGCCTCGTTCGGAATCGACGCTTCGAGCGTAAGGCTGCCTGGGCACGCGAACCACTTCTTGCTGCCGCTGGGCGACAGGCGGGCGTGTTCTGCTTGTTCGGTCACTTGTTGAGTTCCCTGATGGGGTTGGAATCGAAGATAATCTGCGGAGCCTGCGGCACGATCGTTACGATGACCGTGAACATCTCGCGCAATTCAGCTTCGGTGTTTTGCGGCAAGTCCTGCGCAGAGATGATCAAGACCGGCTTGGTGAACTGGATAACGGCTGTCACTTGCCGAGTTCCTTGCCGTTCACGAAGACGGACGCGCTCAGAGCGCCGTCGATAAGACGATCGCACGCGCGGATAGCGCCTTGCTTGGTGGTAAAGCCGATGTCCGGGGCTTGAGCGATGATCTGCCCGTTCCCGGCCCTCAGTTCCCAGAGCCACGTAGCGCCGATCTTATAGATGTTGAAACGCATGCGCCTGCCGACAGAAATGTTCACGCGCAATACCCCATGCCGGCAAGAGCAACCGCTGCGGGAATCGCGCCGACAGCGGCGAGGCAAGCAAGACGAACGCACAGAAGCATTTCAGGTTTCATTTCAACCCCGAAAAACGTTGAGACTCATGTGCAAGGCCCTGTGCCGCAGGGCTGACGTGCGCAGCCCTGCTTGCGACAGGGCTTCAGCCGAGGCTTTCTTCCGTCGCGAGCGCTTCGGTGATCTCGGCCTTGAAGGCGTCGAACTGGTCGGGCAGCAGTTCGCTGCCCTTCTTCGCCTTGTACTTGCCGAGCAACGCGATGGCTGCTGCACGGTCCTTCTGGACCATCTTCTGAATCAGTTCGCCGATGCCGGTGTCCTCATACTTCACTGCGGGGGCGGCCGGCGGCGCCGAAGGTGCAACGGAAGGCGGGGTCACGGGCGCAGCGGCCGGGGCGGCAGAAGACGGGGAAGCCGCAGCTTTCTCCGTCTTCGCAGACTTTGGGGCCGGGGTTGCGGCATCGGCCTTGGGCTTGTCGGAAGACAGGAACGCCGCGGCTTCAGCCATCGAGGCGAACGCGAGCGTGATGGTCACGGACATGGGGGTCGCACCTTTCTGTGGTGGGTTGTTAAGAACTGCGAGGCGTAAGCGTATCAGATGATCCGCGGCGTGTGAACTAGGGTTTTCTCGCATCTTGGAAAAAAGGAAGCCCGCACAAGGCGGGCTGAAGGCGGCAACGGGTCGGAAGGAAGGAAGGGTGTTGCCGCGCTTGCAGTATAGCCGTACCACGTGCTACATTGCAAGCATGAAATTCGAAGACATCACAGTCGGCCAGCGCAAGCGCATCGCCTCCCTCATGGGCACCAGCGATGGCAGCTTGCGCCACGTGCATGCCGGGCGGCGCCAGGCAAGCGCCGAGACGGCGATTCGCATCGAGCGCGCTGCCAAGCGCATCGGCCTGGACATCAAGCGCGAGTCCCTGTGCGAGGCTTGCGGTAGGTGCGACTTGGCAAAGAAAGCGAGGAAGGCATGATCGAGGTTCGCATCGAGAAACGTAGGCTGGATGCCTTCGGCAGCGATGTGCATGCCAACCTGCACACGCTGCAACGCCTGCGTGACGCGGGCGTGCCGATGCGCGGGGTGCTCGCGCCTACCGTGCCTGAGTCGGGCCGCCTCGAAGTGGAACTCGACGACCTGGGCGTCGAAGAGTACGTATACCGATGGACACCCTGACCGAAGCCCTGGAGGTGTTGCGGCAGGTAGCGGCCCTCAAGCGCTATGACGCAAACGCAGGCCGCACGAACGCGGGGCGGCATTACACCCTCAACATCCCGGCCCCACTAATGGCCCGCATTGACGCGCTTGCCGTCGAAGCTGTGGGCCGTGAGTACAGCCTGGACCTGAGCCCTGAGAAGTTGCGCATCTGCGAGAGGCGTGCGAAAGCTCGCGCCTTCCTCAAGGCATTGGACGAGTTCCCGCCGACCAGCGCCGAGCCCACCTTGGATGACGCCTCAATCGTCCGACTGGCGCTCAAGGCCGGCTTCGACCCTCACTGCGCGTTCGGGTTGAGCAGTCGACTTGAAGGTGAGGCCTCTGCGCTCGACGAGGCCTTGTACGTCGCTGAGTACCCCGTCGGTCGGATGCTTGCGGCGTTCGCCGCAGAGGTTGCCAAAGCTGCCGTAGCGGGCAGGCGCTCTACAGCGCCAGTTCCGCCATCACCTGAAACGTGAACTGGGACGGGCGTTTGTAAAACAGCGCGTACTCGACCAAGCGCAGTTCCCCTTCGTAGGTGTAGGCCTGTCCTAGGGCTTCACGGCGGCGCCGTATCAAATGATATGGAAACCCCTAGTCGCGGCAGCGGCAAAACGTGCAGAAAGTTCTTCCCTCGACGCAGGCCCCGCGCTATCCTGTGCGTCCGCCAACTGAGACAAGCCCCATGATCGACTTTGCGAATGCCAAGATGAGGGCCGCACCCTGTGAATTTCGGTTCTGGGTTCGGTTGGCGCTGAGCGCGGCCCTCATCTTGGCGTTTCCGTTTGTGGAGCCGCCGCAGTGAGCGGCGCCTATTACAACGAGATCGAGCCCTATGCAGCAGAGTGGTTGCGCAACCTCATCGTGTGCGAGCTCATCGCCGATGGCGAAGTCGACACCCGCAGCATCGAGGACGTGCGCCCCGACGACTTGCGAGGCTTCACGCAATGCCACTTCTTCGCAGGCATCGGTGTGTGGTCCCATGCTTTGCGGCTCGCGGGCGTGCCCGACAGCATGCCTGTGTGGACGGGGAGCTGTCCTTGCCAACCTTTCTCCGCGGCAGGCCAAGGTCGCGGGTTTGATGACGAGCGGCATCTGTGGCCCGCTTGGCACTACATCATCGAGCAGTGCCGCCCTGGGCTTGTCTTTGGTGAGCAAGTTGCAAGCAAGGACGCAGAGCCTTGGATCGACCTTGTTCATACTGACATGGAAACCCTGGGTTACGCCTTCTGGGCGGTGCCGTTCCCGGCTGCGAGCGTCGGTGCGCCGCACATCCGAGACCGAGCTTACTTCGTGGCCTACGACGACGACGACGGATGCAAAAGGCTCGCGTACCCTTGGGTACAACGGGCAAGCGTTTATGACGCTCACGGACGCGGCCCTCACGGCTACCAAGCATTGGCCGACGCCGCGGGCCGAGGACAGCGAGTCATCGGGCGCCAGGCTGAGCCGGGGGATCGCGGACACGCTGACAGCGGTTTCGAGGCTGGCCGCCTGGAGCACACCCTTGGCTGCGGACGGGTCGAAAGCGGACGCGACCCTACCGGCAGTCCTGCGCAGGAGTACAGAGCAGGGTCGGTCGTTGAGTTGCGCGATGCAAGCCCGGCTTGCGTCTTGCGCGGCCACTGGGCCGATGCCGAATGGATCTGGTGCCGAGACGGCAAGTACCGGCCAGTTGAACCCGGCACATTCCCGCTGGCTCATGGGGCTCCTGCCCGAGTGGGACGCCTGCGCGCCTATGGCAACGCGATCGTCGCGACGCAAGCCGCCGAGTTCATCAAAGCGGCACTCGCGTGCCGTCCCTGACGAGGTGAAGCTATGGGAGTGAAAGCTGCCCCGACCACTGCTGTGTTGCCGCCGCTCGCGTGGGGTGAGGCGGGCCTGTGGCGCACGGCTGTCGAAGTGACCGAGCCGCGCAACGCGATCGAAGAGCTTGCTGCGTGGCTGGAGTTCCAGTGCGCCGAGCGCGAACTCGCCGACACCATACCGATGGGACTCGACTTGTGACCGCTGACCTGCAACCCCCACGCTCAGCTAACCGTGCCGAGGAGACCTAGCGTGAATCTCGCGAACATAGTACTCGACACCGCCGCTCTCGGGGACGGTAGGCTGACGTACCGCATTGGCATCTACTTGGAAGGCGATGCACCGCCGCGCGGGGTGTATTTGACCATCCCGGCCGAGACCTCTGAGCGTGATGTCATCAACGCGCTACGGTTGCTCGCCGACCGCATCGAAGAGGGGCCGAGGCCCGGGGGTCTGTTGGCGCTGCCGGGGGAACTGACGTGACCGCTGACCTGCAACCCCTGGACGTGCTCGCCATTCGGCTGTACATGCTCATGAACGCGCGCAACCTGGCGTCAAGCATCGAGGTGTGGGTGTCCTTGAGCACGCGCATTGACGAGGTGTGCCGCCAGTTGCGCAGGCACGCACCTTACGGCTTCCTTGCCGGTTACTGGAACCCTTGATGAGCTTGTCCAGTCACCAAAGCGCGCGGATGAAAAACGACGAGTGGCTGACGCCGGTCGGCATCTTGGCCGTACTCGGCCATTTCGATCTCGACCCGTGCGCACCTGAGAACCGCCCGTGGGACACGGCCGCGCGGCACTACACGAAGGCTGACGACGGGCTCTTGCGGCCTTGGCAGGGGCGCGTGTGGTGCAACCCGCCGTTCGGGCGAGAGGCGGTGAAGTGGTTGCGCAAGCTGGCCGCACACCGCAATGGCATCGCGCTGGTGCCGGCGCGCACGGAGACGCGCATGTTCTACGAAACCGTGTGGGGGCCCGCAGGCGCCGATGCCGTGTGCTTTTTGCGAGGGCGTCCCCACTTCTGCTACGTGAGCGGTGAGCGCGCGAAGGCGAACAGCGGCGCCCCGATCGCGCTGATAGCCTACGGTGGCGAAAACGTGACCGCCTTGCTCAACTGCGGTTTGGGCGTCATCGTGCATAACTGGCGGTTGCCATGAGCGACCCCACAAACCCCCTGATCGCGGGCCTCGCGCCGCTTGTCGAGCGCGTGCGCACGGACGTGACGGCCATCAAGCGCGACGGCGTGAAGGGGCAGTCCTGGACGCGCGAGGCGCTGACGCCGGATCGCTTGGCTCGTCACCTCAACGGCGGCCCAGCGCGTGGGGTGTGCCCCATCAAGGAAGGCGAGAGCGTCACGCTGGTGGCCCTGCTCGACTTCGACAGCCACGGTGGCGAGACGGACTGGCCGGCGATGAGCGCGGCCGTGGCGCGCGTTGTCGACGTGCTGGAGATGGCCTGGGGCATGTCGCCGGTGCTGTTCCGCTCGAGCGGCGGCCGCGGGGTTCACCTGTATTTGCTGTGGGATGAGCCGCAGGACTGCTATTCGGTTCGCGAGTTTCTACGCGAGGTGCTTATGAGTTGTGGCTATAAGCCGGGCACTGCGGGTGTCGGGCGCGGGGAGGTGGAAGTCTTCCCGAAGCAAGACGCCGTGGGCGTGGGCGGCTTTGGGAACCAGTTCGTCCTTCCTCTGGCTGGCGCGTCGCAGCCGCTGGAGCTGACCGAGGGCGACCTGTGGGCCTGATCCTCGCCGACCTCCCCCGTGACGCCATTCTCGCCCTTGGGTGGTGGCGCTCAAGTCCCCCCGTGCGCCGTCGCGAGCGCCCTGCGCGCGCCGTTGCCGTGGCGCCTACGGGTGAGGATGCCGCCGCGCTGCGCAGCCTGCTCGACTGGCTGGACCCCGACATGGGGTATGACGACTGGCTGCGCGTGGGCATGGCCCTGCACCACGAGACCGAGGGCTCGCCGGACGGCCTGGCCCTGTGGGACGAGTGGAGCTCGCGCGGCGTGACCTACCCCGCGAGTGAGGGGGTCGCGGCCAAGTGGGACAGTTTCTCTGGCGCCGCGGGCCGCGCCCCGGTGACACTGGCGTGGCTGCGCGGTCTTGCCGAGCGGGTGAGCAACGGCGCCGCGATCGACAGTGCCGATTTCCCGGTGCTGGATATCAACGGGCGGGAGGTGAACGGTTATGAGTGCAGGCACGTCGATGGGGCTGCTGTGGTGGCTGGGCGCGGTGGGTTGGGGCATGCTGGGCGTGGGTCTGGTGCTGGCGGGCCTGCTGATCGGGCACGCGCTATGGCTGGCGTGGCAGGACTGGCTGGACAGGCGCGAGGGGTTGGGGTCGCAGTGGGAGGACTGGCCGACCACGGGGGCCGGGCAGCAGGGGGAGGAGTAGCCGCCGCCGCGGACGAGGTGCCGCGCGTAGCAGCGTCGCAGCGGCCTGCTGAGCGCGCCGAGCGCCGGGGCATCCCCGAGGCAAAGCACCTATGTACCGACCAGGCCAACGCGAACCGTCTCGTCAAGGCCTACGGGTCGCGCGTGCTGGTGGCCGGGGGCCGCTGGTACGTGTGGGACGGGCGCGTCTGGCGCGGCGATGACGCCGACGTCTACCGCTACGCGTGCAGACTGTCGGCCATCGTGAAGGACGAGGCGAAGGCTGTGCTCGCCAAGGCGCAGGCGGCTGTGGAGTCGGACGGGGGTGTGGGTGGGCGCATGAGACGGGCCGAGGGCGTCGCCGAGGCCCTGGAAAAGTGGAGCGTGAAGTGTGAGGGCCGTGGCGCCATCGAGGCGGCCGTGGGTCTGGCTCGCAAGATGCTGACGGTGGATGCCGGGTTGCTGGACGCCGACCCGTGGCTACTGAACGTGGCTAATGGAGTCGTCGACTTGCGCGACGGGTCGCTGCGCGCGCACCGGGCCGAGGATCTGATGACCAAGCTCGTGCCGGTCGACTACGTGCCTGACGCACGGTGCGAGGCGTGGGAGCGGGCGCTGCTCGAAATCTGCGGCGAGAGCGGCGAGAGCGCCGAGAGCGAGAGGAGTGGTGGCAGTAGCGGCGGGGCCGGGGCTGGTGGAGCGGGTAGCGCCGGTAGCAGCGGGGGCGCGGGCGGCAGCAGAGCGCCGGTAGCGTCATTCTTGCAGCGCTGGTTCGGCTACTGCCTGACCGGCCACGTGCGCGAACAAGTCTTCGTCGTCCACTGGGGTGACGGCTCCAACGGCAAATCCACCGTGATGGGTCTCATGGCAAAGACACTGGGCGATTACGCGGGTGTGGCTGCCCCGGGCCTCATCGCGAGCAGCGACAAGAGCGAGCGCCACCCCACCGAGATCGCCGCACTCATGGGTCGGCGCATGGTGACGGCGCACGAGACCCGCGAGGGGGTGCAGTTGCGCGAAGACTTCATCAAGCAGGCCACGGGTGACGACCGGCTGTCGGCGCGTTTCATGCGCGAGGACTTCTTCGACTTCGCGCCCACCCACAAGATCAACCTACTGACCAACCACAAACCTGTCGTCAAGGGGCAAGACGCAGGCATCTGGCGCCGGGTCATGCTCGTGCCCTACGGCGTGACCTTCGGCACCGCCGAGCAGGTTGCGCAGGGGCGCGCGTCACGCGTCAAAGATATGGAGCTCGCCGAAGCCCTGAGCACCGAGGAGGCCCTTCGCGGCGTGCTGGCCTGGCGCGTGCGCGGTGCGGTGGTGTGGGCCGAGGAGGGCTTGCGTCCACCGGGGGCTGTGCTTGATGCGTCGGCACGCTACCAGACAGAGCATGACCGGGTGGGGCTGTTCGTCGCCGAGTGCTGTGAAGTGGTGCCCGGGGCACGTGAACCGCTCACGCTGGGCATGGGTGGGCTGTACCCGAGTTACAAGAGTTGGTGCGCGGAGTCGGGGTTTCACGGTTTGGCGAGGGGGCGCTTTGTTGACGAGTTGCGCCGTGTCGTTCCGGGTTTGCAGATCGCTGAGACCTATGGGAAGGGCGAGAGCGGAGCTAGGCGCAAAATTTTGCAAGTTGCAGGGCTCAGGTTACTACCGGAGTAAGTGAGGGGGCACCACGGGGTCCGGGTTTACCCTAGAGGGCTGCACCTGTACACCTAAAAAACAGGCTTTTTCCGGTTAGCGCGCCTATAGGAGAAAATCAGTCGGACCCTGTTTTTACGTATGACCAACCGGAAAACGGCGTTTTTTGAGGTGCAGAGGTGCAGCGTAATTAAGTTACGTGATTTGGCGCTGTCGCAGCTACGGAACCGGTGGGGGTTCGAGCCCCCGTCAACGCAGGATCGCAGCAGCCATGATGCCCAGCAACACCACGGCGAGGGTTGCGACCCAGCGGTCCACACGCATGCGGGCGGGCTTGTGGACTTCAATGCTCGAGGCGTAGTCGGTGTGACGCCTGAAAGCCTGCGTGTGGGAGCGCGGGAAGCGGTAGGTAAGGGGTAGGGAGGCGATCCAGTCGGTTTCGCCTTGACGGGCCTTAGAGGCGCCTTCCTGGGGGTGGCCTGCGGTCATGGGTTGCCCTTCACAAGCGTACGGATGTCGGTTCCCGCCTTGCGGTCTTCGGCTGTCAGTTCGCAGCTGTCAATGTCGCCCGTGAGGCCGGACACGTCGCCCGTGCGGCCGGACACGTCGCCCGTGAGGCCGAACACGCGGCCCCAGAGGCCGGACACGTCGCCCGTGAG